GGTGTGGATAAAGACCATTTGATGGTTTTCAACGACTTGACAAACAAGCGGAAGCAATATTTTTAGAACGGAGGTGGCTGATGTTTATTTTAAAGCATGGGACAAGAGAGGATAAGCCCTTTCTGATGTCCGCAGTTATCGGTGTGACTGGCTTGGACATTTCATGTTCTGAGGAGAAGAAAGCCATGCGGTTTGTTTCTCGTGGGGCAGCCGTACAGGTTGGCAAGGCTTTGAGGGGCTCCTTTGGGAACTTTTACCCTGTCGAGGTGGAGTGATGAAAGATATCAGAATACTAGATGCGTGTTGTGGCTCTCGAATGTTTTGGTTTGATAAAAAGGAACCACACACAACATACATGGATAGACGTGAAGAGGAATTTGAGATTCACAAAAAGAAAATCAATGTTAAGCCAGACATTGTTGCAGATTTTCGAGATATGCCATTTGATGACGAAACATTTAACCTTGTTGTATTTGATCCGCCACACCTGCTATGGGCTGGGGAGAAATCATTCATGCGTGCTCAATATGGACAACTAGACTTGTTGACTTGGAGATTAGATTTACAACAAGGTTTTGAAGAATGTTTTAGGGTCTTGAAAACAGGTGGAACACTTATTTTTAAGTGGTCTGATGCTCAAGTAAATGTTAAAGAAATTTTGGAATTGGTTCCGCATCAACCACTTTTGGGGCAACAGCGTGGGACAACTCATTGGATGGCTTTTATGAAATTTTAGGAGGTATTGATGTTAAATCTTTACTTCGTCTACAACGGGCACTGCAAGTTTTACCTTGGAACGTTTGACAATGTCGTTGATCTCATTGAGCATATGGAAGACCATCAGTGGACTTTCTCAGGTATTACCAGACCAAAATTCAAGAAACACATCGGAAAAGACGATGTGAGGTTTGATTATGGTGCGGTAGATTGCTATTACTTAGTGACAAAATCAACGTGCCGCGAACCACGTTAAAAGCGAGCTAGAATATGCGTCAGACTTGGACGAATGACGTATAAAGAATTTGCTAGCTCTTGTGTCTTTGAGTCATGGGGGGCAAGAGCTGGATTTTTTAAAAACAAGTTGGAGGAAGCGAAGATGATGGAAGAGTTAAAGCAAAAAGTTAATGAAGTATACAACTGGACGGTAGAAGACGGGAAGCCCAAGCCTCCCAAACAAGATTTACCACAAGCAGTGAGAGATCGGGTGGACTATTTTTGGGAAATGGCAGAAGATGGTATGACGTTTATGGGAGCGATGGGATGCATATTCGCTGATGAAAAGCCTACAGACTATGATTTGGGAGCTACTAAGGATTGGTTGCCAAAATCTAAGGAGTTTGATAATTGGGTTGGCTATTCGCCAAACATGGCTCAGATAGTTATTGCAGTTTATTTGATTTATGGAGGAGTTGGAAGATGAATAAGCAGGAATTGATTGAAGAAATTAAAGAAATTGGTATTTATAGTTTGAATTTATTTAGTACTGTAGTTGAAGGTATTCCGACCAAAACTGCAATTAAACTAATAAAACAACTAGACGAACCGCAACCAGTCAAAGTTCCGCAGTGCGTGGCGGATTGGATTGAGTATTTCAAAAAAACTGGTGACTGGGATTTGTTTCAAGCGATGGATTCTTTATTTGGAAGAAGAGAAACCAGGGAGTGGCTTGAGTATAAAAACAACCAAGAAACATTCGCCCGTGCATGGCTTGACGGCTACGAGGTCGAGGAAGAAAAAAGGTATACAGTTAGAATTAAAGGAGTTATAGAAGATAGTGCATACTTGAAACACCAGCTACAAAATAATCATTGGTACTATGGGAGCTTAACAGAATGTAGTTTATTTAGTCCATATCACACAAAGAAAGAACTAGAAGAAGCGGGCTTCGGCTGGGTTTTCGATTGCCCAGGGATTGAGATTGAGGAGGTGGAGTGATGGATATGAAAGATTTGGAAAAAGCAGGAGAAATCAGGCAACAGATTAAAGAACTTGAAAAGTTTATTAATCACAAACCGTTACCTCTTGAAAGAAAATTAATATTGAGACAAGATCCAAAATTTAGGCTATCAATTAAAAATTGTACATTTTTCTCTGAAACAACGATGTTTATTACATCTGAAATTTTATCAGATGCGATTAAGGTTGCTTTGACGCGAACAATTGAGGATTTAAAAGAGCAGTTGATAGAGTTAGGAGTTGAAGTAGATTGAAACGATTCATAGCTATCTGGATATTATTGTCTGCTGGATTAAATATCTGGCAGAGTATCTACATTAAAAAACTAGAAGAAAAGCGCCCGATTGTAATCTACAAGGCTGATAATCAAGGCGCTGAGATATTCGGTAAGGTCGTCGAGAAAGGACGGCATGGTAAGTTGTATACTGTCACAATTCGTGATTACGGGGTGTTCGTAGTTACGAAGGAACAGTTTGAGAAAATTAAAGTAGGGGATGAGGTGATGTTGTGAAATTCTTGGATTTATTCGCAGGAATTGGCGGTTTTCGTTTAGGCATGGAGTCTGCCGGCCATAAATGTATTGGCTTTTGTGAGATTGACAAGTTTGCTAGAGAAAGCTATAAAGCGATACACAATACGAAAGGAGAAATAGAATTACATGACATCACAACAGTATCAGACGAGTTTATTCGAGGAATCGGACGTGTGGACATTATCTGTGGAGGATTTCCGTGCCAAACTTTCTCAATTGCAGGAAACAGACGAGGTTTTGAAGATACACGAGGAACTTTGTTCTTTGAGATTGCTAGGTTCGCATCTATTCTCAGACCTAAATATCTATTCCTTGAAAATGTCAAAGGATTGCTCAATCACGAAAATGGAGTTACATTCGAGACCATTATCTCAACCTTGGATGAATTGGGGTACAACGTGGAATGGCAAGTGCTTAACAGCAAGAATTTTGGAGTCCCCCAAAACAGGGAACGAGTGTTCATTATCGGACATCTTAGAGGAGAATGTACCAGAAGAGTTTTTCCTTTCGGCGGAGAAAGTCAGTCAACTAGTAGCCAATCAGTCGTGAAAATCGGTAATGTCAACCCGTCTGGGAATGGCATGAATGGAGAAGTCTATCAAGCTGACGGCCTAGCTCCTACGCTCACAACGAACAAGGGGGAGGGGCAAAAGATAGCTATAAAAAGCAATACTATAAAACAATTTGGGGTATTGCAATCCAATTTTAATCAATCTGGTGTGGTTTACGAAACAGACGGCATCGCACCAACTATCAGAGCATATCAAGGTGGAGGACTTGAGCCTAAAATCATTCAACGTGGTCATGGGTATAATAAAGGCGGAGAACATGACATCGCTCCTACTTTAACTAGCAATAGCTATCACGAAAACAATCATTTATTAGATGGATTTAGGATTAGAAAGCTAACACCTCGTGAGTGCTGGAGATTGCAAGGATTCCCAGACTGGGCTTTTGACAAAGCGCAAGAGGTCAACTCTAACAGTCAATTATATAAACAAGCAGGAAATAGCGTGACAGTCAATGTCATTGCTGCAATAGCAAAGGAGTTATCATGAACACACTAGAAAATGTAAAACAATGGTTTATTGACCGTGACCTTGAAAACGGAGGAGAATAATGGCTAAAGATATTTTAACGGATTTAGTATTTGAGAATTTGCACAAATGTATGGGAATTCCTGATTGGAACGAATCTGATGAAGTAATTCTTGTTAGTTTTGCTAATAAAGAAGAAATTGAAGCAGATAAAAGTTACCGTTCAGCCGGAAAATGTAATTATCTTGGCAAACGAATTTGTATCTTCTGTAAACAAGTGAAGAAAAATAATTACATCACGTTACATAAATCTATGTTAGAAAAAATTATTCAGACAATGGAAACATTTAAAGATGTGGAGGATTTAATATGATACCGAAATTTAGAGCGTATGATGGTGGCTCATTAAATCGTATGTATCAACCGGACGAAGTGATGGTTGGAAATGGCGATATCTGGATTATTGATGAGACTTAAGTTGTTGGTGAATGGATTGTGAACAATGACATTCACCTCATGCAATCAACAGGCTTGTTTGATAAAAAAGGGGTAGAAATCTTTGAGGGGGATATAGTCGATTACAAGGGTAGAAAAGCAGTTATCAAATGGCACGGATCTTATGCAAGTTTTATTTACAGATTTGTAGATGAGTTACAAAAGCGAAACACAGAATGGAAACCTCTTTATTTAGCTTACATGAAATGTGAAATCATCGGCAACATCTACGAAGACAGAGAGCTTTTGGAGGAGTTAACATGACAGACAACGTAAACAACCCAAGCCACTACCAAGGTCGGTATGGCATGGAATCTATCGATGCTTTAAGGAACTTCATGACAGATGAGCAGTTGAAAGGTTTTTTTATGGGTAATAGCTTGAAGTACATACTACGACACCAGAAGAAAAACGGCCTTGAGGACCTGAAGAAAGCCAGAAAGAACCTTGACTGGCTTATCGAGGAGATGGAGCATGAGTGAGTACGCTTTGTATGAGGGCGATACCTTCATTACCATGGGGACTCTCGCTGAAATCAGCAAAGAAACCGGTATTGCTGAAAGGATGTTGAAGTATTATACTTTTGCATCCACGCAAAGAAGAAATCCAAATGGTAGAGCTGTCGTAAAAATTGAGGTGGATGATGAAGGATAATAAGTTCGGAAATCAAATCAGATTGTGGCGAAAATCCAAAGGTCTAAAGAAAGTTGAGGCTGCTAAAATCTTTGGAGTTACTCCAGAGACCATTTGCCATTGGGAAAGCGGCAAAGCACAACCGCAAGATGGGGATATGTTTGTTATTTGCGAAAAATTGAATCTTGACCCTCGTATATTTTTGAGAAAAAAGACAAATCCTTTTGCCGAAACGTTAAAAAGAAAGCGATGCGAGCTGGGATTGACTCAAAGTGATTTAGCTATTAAATTAGGGTATCGCAGAGATACGATAGCCAAGTGGGAAGCAGGCCGTAGCATTTCTAAATACGCATTGGAAGATATCTGTACTTTTTTTGGAATTGAGATTCAAGAGAGGAAATAAAAATCAATGAACAAAAGAATTAAGAAGAAGATAGCTAAACGGCAGATACAAGAAAAGCAAGAAGAATTAGACAAACAACTACGGAAATTAAGTTCTGAAGAAATTGAAGCTATAACTAAAATGATTAATCAGGCAGTTTCTAATATTCGCAAGGCTTTCTCTCAGATATTTGATAACTTGTTTACATTTTTTAAAAACTTGGAGGTGGAAATTGAAAAAATTGAGCGACGAAGAACTCAAAACGTTAGACAGAGAACTTTTCAAATTTCAAAACATTCAACGCACAATAGACTTAAGAAGGCTAGAATTAGAAACCAGAAACCCAGATGCTCAAAGTGGGCCTACTGTAGGAATAAGCAAACCTACCGAAACTATCGCAATCAGAATCGCGGATGATCCGACTTTAAAATTTCTTGAAGGATTTAAAGGGATTATTAACAAACTCTTGAGTAATCTAGTGGATGAGGATATGGAAATCTTTAATCTACGCTGGAAATATCCTCAATTGAGATGGGAAGAAATAGCAGAACAGAAATTCATGAGCAAAGCTACAATCTATCGACGTAGAAGGATTATCCTAGAGCAGTACGCTATTTTGAAAGGTGAGCTATAAATAAACATGAGACAAAAGACATCTTGAAGTCTCACAAAAAAAGGGTTATTATGATAGCATGAACTTCTGAAACAAAAACACACATCACACTTTAGGAGTCATCCTTAATTCTAGTCAGAAAAGTTGTCCAACAGAAGTATCGTCAAGAGTCAGCAAATGCTGGCTTTTTGTTTTGTGGAAAGGAGGTAGAATATGGAATTTGTATCACCGATAAAAGATAATGATGACATTCAGGCAATGAAAGATTATCTCAAAGAGTGGAATGAGATGTATTATATGCTATTCATTACAGGCCTGAATACTGGCTTGCGAGTCGGAGATATACTTACCTTGAAAGTTAAAGATGTTCAAGGTTGGCACATCAAACTGAGAGAACGGAAGACTGGCAAGCAGATAACAAGACGGATGACAAAAGAGCTCAAGAAAGAAATGAGGAGATATGTAGAGGACAAACCATTTCATCATTTCTTATTCAAGAGTAGGCAAGGTCAGAATAAAGCGATCACTCGTG